GCAGTTCAGCTAATGACACTGCCGCAGGAACTGGTGCAAGAACAGTAGAAGTTTTTGGCCTAGACGCCGATTACAACGAAATAAACGAAGTTGTCACGCTGAATGGGCAAACGGCAGTTAGCACCACAAAATCTTACATACGGATAAATCGCGGCATTGTTCGCAGTGCAGGCAGTGGTGGCGCAAACGCTGGCACAGTTTACGCAGGAACAGGTACGGTGACCGCTGGAGTTCCAGCTAATATTTACCTGACCATAAATGGGGATGGCGATAACCAAACATTGATGGCTCTTTGGACAGTTCCCGCAGGATATACAGCGTTCCTTACAAAAATGACTTTGTCCACAGGCACATCTACTGCCACCAAAGCTCTCTTAAATGCTAGTCTTGTAGCTAGGCCATACGGAGAAGTCTTCCAGATAAAAGAAAGATTTACTCTTACAGATGGCGCACACGAACAGCTTTATACTTTTCCATTAAGTTTCACAGAAAAAACAGACTTGGAAATGAGAGGGTTTTCTTCTTCAGGCTCAGTTGACTTCAATGTGTCCGCGTCAATGGAGTTTATTTACATTCAAAACGGTTGAGGAAAATAATGTCAGTGCCGACAAAGAAAACAAAGAAAGACCCTAGACTCACAAGAGCTGGCGTGTCTGGGTATAACAGTCCAAAGCGAACCCCAAAGCACCCGAAGAAGTCTCACGTTGTTGTTGCAAAGGTTGGCGATAAAGTTAAAACAATTCGATTCGGTCAACAGGGTGTATCTGGCTCACCTAAAAAGTCTGGTGAGTCTGCTTCATACAGGAAACGTCGTGAGTCGTTTAAGGCTCGCCACGCGAAAAATATTAAAAAAGGTAAACTTTCTGCGGCCTATTGGGCCGACCGTGTCAAGTGGTGATATAATGGATAAGAATTTACAAGCCGCCATAGCAAGATTGGAAGAGCGACTATCTCACGTTCAAGATGAAGTTCGTCATGTACACGAAGAGGTGTCTGAACTAAAGGCAACAGCGAATAGGTGGAAGGGCGGGTTCTGGGCAATCATTGCTTTGGGCGGCGCTCTTGGATGGCTTGCAAATTTTTTAATGGGCGTATTGAGCAAATGACAATATCTCGCTCTAGCATGGGCAGTCAGTTAACAGGGAATAGAAGAATGGCTTTGACAGAAAAAGGCAAAAAGATACGCAATGAAATGCGTAAGAAGTACGGCTCGAAGCGTGGCGATCAAGTCTTTTACGCATCCGCTAACAAAGGAACAATTACAGGGGTTGAAGAAGGTATGAAAAAGAAGTCAGTAAAAAATATGAGCAAGGGCGGTAAGTCTCTTTTAGGTAGCCTAAGTCCAGTATATGGCATAGCAACTGGAGAGGGTTTGTTTGGAAAGATTGGTGCTGGCGGTGCACTTGGCGCTGTCGGAAAACTTATCGAGCGCTCCAGAGATGATGACGAAGAAAAAAAGGAAGGCACCCCTGGCGACGCCATGAAGGCAACAGCAATGAATGCGGCGGCTCGGCCAGCAACTATGGCGGCAACAGCCGCACCCCGCGCCATGAAGCGTGGTGGTTCTACAGGGCGCAGTCGTCCTATCGACGGCATTGCTGTTAAGGGTAAAACTAAAGGACGTATGTGCTGATGGCGCAAAAGAAGTTTGACCAAACATATATACCTAAAAAGGTTATTAAGCGTAAGGGGCGTCACAAGAAGTCGCTAAACAAGCGAGATAAACCGAAAGGCTTTTTTGGATGATCAGAAAGTGTGCGACATCGAGGAAACGGCCAGTCGCTCTAAGTAAAGGCGGCAAGCCAAAGTCTCGCGTCAATGAGGCTGGAAACTACACAAAGCCTACATTGCGTAAGAAACTATTTAATCAAATCAAGGCTGGGGACAAAGGTGGCAAACCCGGCCAATGGAGTGCGCGTAAAGCGCAGATGCTAGCCACAGCATATAAAAAAGCTGGTGGCGGTTATAAAAGTTAGGGGGTCTTATGTTAGACCCCATCTCACTAGGGCTAACTGGAATATCATTATTCCAGAAATCTGTAGAAATGCTCAAGTCTGGAATTGATACGGCTAACGATATACGCGATATAGCTGGTGCCATTGACGGTATGTTCGAGGGCGAAAAGCAAATCAATCAACAGCGTTTTGGAAACAAGTCTATCCTTGGGCAAACTAAGGATGCGGCATCATCTGTGATTGACGCCAAGCTAGCTCGTGAAGCCATGGATGAGATGCATACTCTTGTGGACAATCGTTTTGGTTTTGGCACATGGGCTGAGATCATTGCCGAGCGCAACAAGCGTATCCAAGAGGAAAGGGAAGCTATGCAAAGGGCTAAGGTAGAAAAGCTAAAGAAGCGCAAAAAGATGGTTCACAATGCCCAGATTATTGGGGTCAGCGCTGGGTCATTCCTTCTTATTATTGCAATAGTGGCTGTGTTTGCCTTGGCATATGCAAACGCATCAAGTCTTGTTGTCATAGCAAGTACGATGTAGAATATTAATATGAGTAAGGCAAAATCACAGAAAAGCCTAGACGCTTGGACAAAACAAAAATGGCGAACCAAAAGCGGTAAGCCATCCACCCAAGGGCCGAAGGCAACGGGAGAGCGGTATCTTCCTGAGAAAGCTATCAAGTCGTTAAGTGCAAGTGAGTATGCGGCAACGACTCGAAAGAAAAAGGCAGATACCAAAAAAGGAAAACAATTTTCTAAACAACCGCCAAAGGTTGCAAAGAAAGTTAGAAGGCACAGAAGGACTGCATAATGGCTGTAGTAACACCAGACCTACCAGAACTATTCGAGGAAGCATTTGAACGTGCTGGACTTGAGATGCGGTCTGGTTACGACCTAAAGACGGCTCGCCGTAGCTTAAATCTTTTGACTCTTGAGTGGCAAAATCGCGGCCTTAATCTTTGGACGATTGCCGAAGGCACATTGCCGATGGTGGCTGGGCAGGCAACGTACACACTGCCAAGCGATACGATTGATCTGATTGAGCATCAGGTTCGTACAGGTAGTGGGATTAACCAGACGGATACAAACCTTGAGCGCATCAGTGTGTCAACATACGCTCAACAGTCAAACAAAAATACACAGGGGCGCCCAACACAAATTTTTGTTGAGCGGCTTGCTGATTCTACCAAAGCCACAATATGGCCAATCCCAGATTCAACGCAATCTTATACTTTGTTTTACTATCGGCTGGTCGGGATTGATGGTGTTGCTTCTGGCATTGGGGCAAATGCCGCAGTGCCGCCACGGTTCGTTCCGTGCTTGGTCGCTGGCTTGGCATATTACATTGCAATGAAGAAGCCGCAGGTTTCAGACCGTGTTGCTGGGTTAAAGCAAGAATACGAGTTTCAGTTCGAGCTTGCCGCAGGGGAAGATGCAGACCGCTCGTCGGTTAAGTTTGTACCATATGATACTTTCTACTTGGGGGCATAATGGCTTACGCTAAGGGTAGCAAGGCATATGGATACTGTGATAGAAGTGGCTTTAGGTATCCACTTAACGAACTTGTGTATGAGTATAAAGATGGCGTTAAGACTGGGTTTAGAATCGGCAAGGATATTGTTGATCCAGATCAGCCGCAAAATTTCTTAGGGCGCGTAAAGATTAATGACCCGCAGGCTTTACGAGACCCTAGGCCAGATAGATCGCATGACTCACTGTTTGGCTTTAATCCTGTGGGCAACCCAGCCCAGTACGCAATAGGCGATATTGGTAAAGTCAAAATAGTAACCTCATAGGAGTGTGTTATGGCAAAAAAAGGTTTTTTTGAACGCCTGTTTGGCGATGATGTGTTGGTAAGCAAGGACTCGCCAGCGGCTCGCGTTCGTGCAAACAAAGCAGAAGGTGAGCGTAAACGCGCTCGCACTCGCGACTTTTCTCAGACCCGCGAAGGTCGCACAAAACAAGACCCGCAATTTCTGGCGAATCCCCGCAAATATAAAGTTAAATCTGGTGACACGCTGTCTCAGATTGCCCGCGATTATGGCGTTAGCTTGCAGTCGGTTCTCAAAGCTAATGACATAGAGGACGCAAATAAAATTCGTGCTGGCGCAAACCTTATTATTCCTGGCGGTAAAAAGCCAAAGGCAACTGATGTGTATGAAGGCACAAGCAAGTCTGACATGGAAAAGATGAGCATGGGCCGCACTCGTGAACAGGTTGCCTCTAGAAGCGCCGCAAACACAAAGGCTGAAGGCGAGCGCCGCGCCAGTGTTCGCAGTGAGCGTGGCCTTAAAAAGCCTGAAGGTAGCAAATACTCAAAAGGCGGCAAGACTGTCAAGAATATGGCTGGCGGTGGTAGCTGTCGTGGCATGGGTGCCGCATCTCGAGGCGGTAAGTATTCCGTTAAATAATGTCTGACCTTATATGTAACTTGCCAGCCATTCATGTATGGGTTCGGAAAGAGTATCTTCGAGATCATAAGGATGGCCATGGCGAGTTCGTAAAGGGTGTTTGGGTATCAGCTAAATCCATGCCAGGTAGGGCGTTTTACTTTGAAACATACCTACCTGAGTATGGGGCTTTATATGACAAGTTGCCTATATCGGCGTTTGTATCCGAGCCAACAAAGCCAAGCCCAGACATGGAGTTAATAGACTTGCAGTTTTGGAATTGCATGGATTATGGGGTAACAACCATACACAAGCAGTTCATTGGCAGTATGGACTTTGAGGTTTTTACAAAAAACCACGGGATACAAAAGGGTTCATACATAGCAACAATCGATAATTATCACGCACACTCAGATGAGGTCGATTGGTCAACGTCAGAAACGCCATCGGAGCATAAGTCTTTTAATCTTATAGAGCTTGAGAACGGGCAGTATTGTCTGTATCCTAATAACAGGATGAGGGTGTATGATATTTCTCTTACACCATCCGAACCGAAGACCCCAGACTTTCTGGTATCAACAGAATATTATGCGGTCGAAAATGGAAATGAGTGGGGTAGGCTTGGTGATACAGATGAATATTACTGGCGTACCAAACAGGAGTCTGAGTAATGGCGCTGACATATACAACGCTAAAACAAGCGATACAGGACTATACAGAAAATGATGAGTCAACGTTTGTTTCGCAACTTGATACATTCATTCAGCAGGCGGAAGAAAGAATTTACCGCTCTGTTACTGTTCCTGATCTACGCAAGAATGTTAGTGGAACTGTTACCTCTGGTGTACGTTTCCTATCTAAGCCAACAGATTATCTAGCATCATTTTCTATTGCGGTTATAGACGCTAGCGGCAACTACACATTCCTTATCGACAAGGATGTGAACTTTGTACGCGAGGCGTACCCATCGACCTCAACTCAAGCCCAGCCCAAATACTATGCCGAGTTTGACGAGGACTCATTTATTTTGGGGCCAACGCCAGATGCTGACTATAATGTTCAGTTGCACTATTTTTATGACCCAATATCTATTACCACTTCCCCAGACGGAACAAGCTGGCTTGGCACAAACGCCGAATCTGCATTGTTGTATGGCTCGCTTGTTGAGGCATATGTATTTATGAAGGGTGAGGGTGATGTGATAACGATGTACGAACAACGTTATCAAAACGCGATGGAAGAATTGTCTAGACTTGTTGACGGAAGATACAAGCGGGACAGCTATCGCGACGGAGAACCAAGACTGGAGATGTA